CCTGATTCGACAGCTTTATCGTCATTTCAGTTAAATAACTGTGTTTTAATGAGTATTCAAGAGGTAGCTTTTGATGGTACACAAGCTGGCTTAATTGTTCGCTTGCGTGGTGTATATTCTGTCAACTCAGCACTATTTGCAGCAGCTTAATGTAAAAGGAAAAAAGTGAAAATAGATCGTAATCTGAATTTAGTGATGCAAGTTCAGACCGCCAAAAATGGCTTAGTTTATATCCATTCAGCATCAATTGGCAGGTCTGTTTTTGAACAGTTTTACTTAGAATTAGGCAAAATATTTAGTCAATGTTTTGATAGTGTTAATCAAGCGCATTTAGCTTTATCTGCACCCCAGTTAGCCTACCCTGCTTTGAAGTCAATAGCGCAGAAGGCTGGCAATTGGGATGGCGCAGGGGGCGTTAAATTTGGTTTGGTTAATGAAATCATCAGATTGACCAATGTTGTTTTTGCTGGCGAAAACGGTTGGGAAACGCTTCCATTTGATACGGCTGTAAAACGCGAAATTTTGGATGAAGATGAGGAAGCGGAAGCGCTTAGTTCTTTAGTTTTTTTTACAGCAATCTCCAAGGTCGCACCCAAGGATCTGAAAAATTCTTTCTTGGAGATGGCTGGGTCACTAAGGAATTGGGAACTCACATCATCGGATTCTACGGCGTTCACGAATGGCTTGCCGATATTGACCAAAAAAGGCAATATTGGAAAGAAAGTGAAGGAATCATTGCTTATATCTTAGATTTTTTAACCAATGAAGGTTTTAAAGAGTTAATGCAAGAAAATGGCGGTAAATGGGTTGATGCACAAGATTACCGTAATCGTCATTTAATTAAAGCTATCAATAACAGGTCATTTTTTTAACTGAAAGAACAATATGGCAACAAAATCAGTTATTGAAATAGAAATTATTGATGCACAATTTAAAGCTTTTGATGCTCAATTAAAGGCAATGCAAGCCATCATTGCGGGGATGCCTGAGCAATGGAAAGCAATTACAAAAGAAGTAAACGAAGAACAAAAAGCGGAATCTAAAGCTGCTAATGAAGCTGAAAAAGCTCGCAAAAAAAAGATTAAAGAAGAACAAGATTTTAATAAAATCCTAGAAAATCGTAAGAAGGCTTTTATGGATGCCGCCTATTTTACAGGCAACATCGCTAAAAACCTTGCTTCTGGAGCGTTATCAATTGCCAAATGGACTGCTTTTGCCGCAATTGGCGGCGGTTTTGGGTTAGGAGGTCTTGCTGCTAGTGCAAGTGACTACAGACGCAAAGCGCAAGGGTTTGGGACTACTACTGGGGATTTAAGAGCTGCTGAAACTAATCTTGGTAAATATATTGATGTTAATTCTGTATTGGGGAATATAACAAGCCTTCAGCACGATATTACTCAACAATATAAGTTAACTAGATTAGGTGGGGGTAAAGGCGATACTGTTCAGCAATTACAAACAGTAATGACCAAAGCACTTCAAGATTTTAAAGCACATGGTCAAGATCTAAATTACGCTAAAGTTGTAGGTTTAACTGATATTTTTTCACCTGAAGATTTAATTAGATTATCTTCGCTTTCCGCCGATGAATTAGAAAAAACTTGGAAACAATTAGCTGTAGATCGCGAAGCTATGAAAGTTACTGACGCTACAAGTCGTTTGTGGCAAGATTTTTGGGTACAGTTAAAACGCGCTGGTAACGAACTTGAAGTATCTTTTATTAAAAATTTAAAAGATTTAATTCCAACTTTAGTTGAGCTATCTAAAACTATTACCACCGCTATTACAAATTTGCTTTCAAGCGAAAAGTTTAAAGAAGCAGTAAAAAGTTTTGCCGCTTATATTAGTGACCCTCAATTTTTAGATAAAGTTAAGTATTTTTTCGATGCTTTAGGTCAACTTGGCGAAGGCATGATTTATGTATTACGAAAAATTGGCGCTTTACCAGAAGATAAAAATGCCGATTTAGCGCACGATAAAAGAGTTCAGTTTACTTTTGCTAAAGAAAACTATGAAAAAATGACTGAAACTCAAAAGAAATGGTATCACGACCCGGCAAAAGACCTTAAATTATTGGATTTAGAAGAAAAATATAGACTTCCAACTGGAACTTTAGACGCACTTTGGGCGCAAGAAAGCACTAGAGGAAAAAATAAAGGGGTAAATCGAAAATCTGGAGCTGAAGGCGACTTTCAATTTATTCCCGCTACACAAAAAGAATATGGTATTACAGACCCTCAAGATTTTAATCAAGAAGCAGAAGCCGCGGCTAAAAAAATGCAAGGCTTATTAAAACGGTATGCTGGCGATCCTCAAAAAGGAGAAAAAGCTTTTGCTGCATACAATTGGGGCGAAGGAAATCTTGAAAAAGAAATTGCTAAATATAAATCAGATTGGATTGGTAATTTACCAAAAGAAACAAAAGATTATCTTGCAAATCAAAATCAGATTATTGTTCATATTAATAACACCACTGATACTAATGTGGCAGTAAAACAATTGAGTAATAGATAATGACAACTAACTCAGTAGGACAATCAGCTTTTCAATTAGCGTATGAATATTCCCCAATTCTATTAACTGACGGGATATTGGGATCAGTTTTACCTGTTCCAATTACAGTTATTACAGAAGCGTTAGATGTACCGGGAATTTATAATAAAGAGATTTTCGCTCATTTTAAACCGTTGCCCGGAAGCACTTTAGTAGATTGGCAAATAGCTGAATATCCTTTTGCCAATATGACTGTGGCTGCAAATGCGGTAGTTCAAAATCCTTTAAAAATAAGTATGTTAATGGTTTGTCCAGCTCAAACTGATGGCGGCTATATTTTGAAACAAGCACAATTAACTTTATTGCAAACAATTATTCAAAATCATATTCAAGCGGCTGGAACTTTTACCGTAATAACCCCTGCTTACACTTACACTAACTGTTTATTAACTTCTTTAAGGGATGTTACTAATCCTAGCGATAAACAAGTGCAATTTATGTATCAATGGGATTTTGTCCAACCTTTAATTACTAGTTCTGGTGCAGCTTCAGTTTTGGGTAATTTAATGCAAAAAGTAACTAAAGGAGTGCCAGTACCATTGGCTTATTCAGCATGACAACTTTTACTACTTTTGTTACATCATCCGTTGCGCCGTTTCAATTTAATCCTACATTAGACGGCACAACCTATATTGCTACTTGTACTTGGAATGTATATGGTGAAAGATATTATATTAATATATATACTCAAACTCGTACATTGGTAATGAGTAGACCTATTATTGGATCGCCAAATAATTATGATATTAATCTTTTATTTGGGTATTTTAAAAATTCCACTTTAGTTTATAGAATTAGTAGTAATCAATTTGAAGTAACTCCGTAATGCGTTACTACACAATTGTTATTACTCCCCCAGCAAATGCAACACCGGGTGTAAGTTTTACTCCAGTTACCTATACTAGCGTAGGTGCGTTAGGAGATAACTATTCTGCACTACAAGTTGATTTAGATATTTATCAAGCTGCTTCCCATACTCCAGCACCTTTGGGTTCTATTACCCTTTATGGTGTGTCTTTTGACGATATTAATCAAACTAACTATTTACCCGGTGCGTTAATACAAGTATTTGTGGGAATGACCGCAGGGCTTCCTTTTGCTAATCCCGATCAAATCGGATTAATAGTTGAAGGTACAATATTACAAGCTTTTGGTAATTTTCAAGGAAACAATGTTTCTTTAAGTTTAATCATTACTGGCGGCGCAGTTGATCCAGTTGAAAGCATTAATTTGCCCTTAACTTGGAGAAAAGGCGATACTTTAACTAAAGCAGTAACGGAAGCATTGCAAACGGGATATATTGGGTCTAAAGTAACAGGCAGTTTTAGCCAAGATTTAGTAGCCGTACAAGACGAAACTGCAATTTATACTAATTTAAAAACATTAGCTGTTTGGGTAAATTCAGCTAGTAAAGCTATTAATTCTTCACCAAACTATTCCGGTGCTTCTATTGTTAATACTTCTTCAGGGTTTATTTTATACGATAACCTTTCCCCTCAAGCAGATAATACGCTTATAAACTACACCGATATAATTGGTAGCGTTACTTGGTTAAATGTAGCAACCATTTCAATAAAAGTGGTTATGAGGGCTGATTTAGAGGTTGGAAAATATATTAGCCTTCCAGCTTTAGCCCCAGTAATAAATACGGCTTCGTTTGCTCAATACCGTAATAAATTGGCTTTTAATGGCGTGTTTCTTATTACCCGATTACGGCATCAAGGAAGTAGCCGTCAAGCAAGTGCAGATAGTTGGGTGACAATAATTGAAGCTACCGTTGTAGATCAACCTCAAACTCTATTATTGGAAGAATAATGAAGAATTTTTCTCAAAAAATTCCTTTAGCAGTTTCTTTAGCCAACTTTACAGAACAAGCTGTACAAGAGGGATTATCTGGTCTTGGACAAGTTTATCCATGTACCGTTAAATCGGTTGGAATAGATGGTAATGGAAACACGGTAGTTACAGTAAATTTTGAAGTAAACCCCGTTTCCTCTACTGGCACAAAGATCACTTTGCCTGAAGTAACGATGCCTATTGCCGAAAGCAGATATGTGCGGCTTCCAGTAAAAGTTGGAGATCAAGGAATCGCTGTTGCGGCTAGTGTGCGAATCGGCGGAATTACTGGGTTAGGCACTGGTTTAGCTCCTTTAGCTCCCGCCAGCAATCTTGGCGCATTAGTATTTTTGCCTGTTAGTAACACAGCATGGGATACGGTAGCTACCGATGCGGTAGTTATTAGCGCTCCTAATGGCGCAATTATTCGCACTGATGATGGAAAAGCGGTAATTACTGTTGCAGACGATAAAATTACGGTTGCGTATCAAAGTGTAAATTTTGTAATAGACGGTAGCAAAGTAACGATTAATGGTAATTTACAAGTAAATGGCACAATTAACTCTAGTGGCGATATAACTGCTGGAAGTGTAACTATGCAAACTCATACACATAATGTAGTTAATGTTCAAGGCGGCACAGGAACTATTACTACAACAGTTGGAGCAGGATAATGCGAACTTACGGAATAGATACAAAATCTGGCAATTGGACTTTATTGACTACAACTCCGTTTGTTGGAGCTGCAAACCCGTTAACTAATGAAATTAACAGTACTTTTGGGGTAACATCTAAAAATACAACCACTTTATATAACGCTCTTACTAGCTTTACTAGCGGCGCATCGACTGTAAATAACAATGATCTTTTACAAAACGATGTCATTACAAACTTAAATGGCACTGTTATATATAGTATTTGGCAAAATTTAACCCAAGGGTTTACCCTAGCATCAAACCCTTTACCAACTAATGTGGCTAAACAAAATGGCGGTTTTAACTCATTTTTAGCAAATTATGGCTTTATTAAAGGCGAAGAAATTATTGTTGATGCAGGGTATATTTGGTTGGCTACCTTGGCTCAAACTTTACGATTAAACACCAAAGAAAGCCCTTTTTATTCTAACTATGGAATTGCGGCAGAACAAGCAGTACAAACTCAAATCGCGCCAACTATTGATATTACAAGAACACAGCAACAATTTGCGCCGTATTTCCAGAGTTTAACTATCTTTAAGCAACCAAATACGGTCAATCCAACTTACAATATTACAGCCGTGTTTTTAAATGGCACAACTATTCAAACAGTTATAGCAACTTAGGATCAATAATGGCAACAATTACTTCCGCAGGGGCAGTACCGTCTAGCCCACAATCTTTATTAAATGCCGAGATTGCGGCTGCGACAGCACTTTCTCCCGGTTTAACAGCCAATTTGCCCGGTTCTTTAATTGAAGATATGGCTTCAACTGCTGCTGGGGCATTGGTTATTCAAGATCAGGCTTTTGTAGACTTAGTAAATTCAGTTAGTCCTTATA